TCTCTAAGATGAACGGTCTACTCAAAGAGAAGATGTCTATACTCAAGGGAGAGATCACTGACAACGGACATGGTATTGAGTTAATCAAGACTAAGATCAACGCACAGAAAAAATCTCTGCGTGAACTTACTGCACTGAACACTGCACACCGTGCGGAGAAAGAGGATGCAATCACCGCACTGTATGCGGAGATTAAAGAACTCAATGACTTTAACGACAAGAACATGTCGAACGCATCGACACAACTTGATGACGTGTCGAAAAAATTAGAAAGTCTAAATACTAAGAAACAGAAGTTGATTGAGTTCCAATCCACCTTCAAGTCTCAGATAAAGACTGTGGTCAAGGAAGCTAAGTTCTTTGACGAAAACGAGATCTGCCCTACTTGTGATCAAGCTATTGACGATACACTTCGGGAGACTAAAAAGTCTGACGCACAAACACGTGCGAAAGAACTAAACGATGCCATCACGAAATCGAAGGAGGAAATGGACAAGTATGAACAGACACAGGGCGAACTTACAGCGTCTTACGAGACGGCGAGAGATCTACAGAATGCAGTCCAATCAAACCAATCCACTATCACCAGACTCCAACGAGACATTGACCGAATCCGAAACGAAATCGATGAAATGTCCGACACTAAATCCCAGTTCGCAGAAGCAAACGCTGAGTTAGAACAACTAAGTAAAGACTTAGAATCAAAACAAGATGAGAAGTACACTCTACACGAGCAGTACTCCTACAATCAAATCAGCAGTGAGTTACTGAAAGATTCTGGTATCAAGACCAAGATCATCAAACAGTACATCCCTGTTATCAATCAACTGACCAATCAGTATCTACAGATTCTAGACTTCTTTGTCCACTTCGACTTAGACGAAAGTTTCAACGAGACCATCCGTTCACGATTCCGTGACAACTTCTCGTATGACTCATTCTCTGAGGGTGAGAAGCAACGTATCGATTTGTCCCTACTGTTTACGTGGAGACAGATTGCAAAGATGAAGAACAGTGTTGCAACCAACCTACTGATCCTTGATGAGACATTCGATTCATCTCTGGACGATGATGGGGTTGACAACTTGATGAAGATCCTGTATAGTCTGGGTGAAGAGACTAACGTATTTGTAATCTCTCACAAATCAGAACTAGAGGACGCACAGTTCCAACGCAAACTGGAATTCGTCAAGGAAAAGAACTTCTCAAAACTGAAGGCGGCATGAAGAAAAAACCTAAGATCGGAGACGTTATAACTCATAAGGAACCCTCGTTCCTACGAGAGAACACTGGTAAGGTAGTGGAACTACTTGGTAATCAATTTGTATATGAGACTGAAGAGGGTCACCTGCGACATTGTAATTATGACGAAATCTGGAAAAAGGCTTGACATCGCATCTAGTTATAAAAAACTTCTTGGATGATCCTGATAAGTGGAATAACTATATCAGTGGACTGTTGACGCAACCGGAGAACAACTTCGCACTGAATTTGTTCTGGGATAAAGCCCTACATGAAGAGGGAGTCTCTGTTCCGAACCCTATACTGATACATCTTGTACCAGATAGTGTTCGACAAGAACTGACTCATGAGATAAACTTGAAACTAATTGAAAGGGGTATTGATGATCTACAAGTAGACAATATGATATTCCATTTGATGACCAATGGATCTTGGATCAATTGGCACAGAGATCTTGGAGAAGATCGTGAAGGTGCGATTACTGTATATCTAAACACCGAATGGGATATTGACCGTGGTGGTGACTTTATTTACAAGACTGGTACTGACCAGATGCAAAGATTGTGTCCATCATTCAATACCGCAATGTTTATCAGGGGAGAGGTGGATCATAGAACCACACCAGTGATCGGACACCACCTGAGAAAATCTTTGCAAGTTTGGTTGAAAAAGCTTGACAAGTGAAAGTCATAGTGTTATTATGTGTGTAATGTTTAATTTTAATGAAGGTATAAATTATGGAACTATCTGATCGTACTCTGGCAGTACTTAAAAACTTCGCCAACATCAACTCGAACATTGTTTTCCGTGAAGGTAATGAGTTGAAGACTATTTCAGTCGCAAAGAACATTCTTGCGAAGGCAACTCTCACTGAGATTGTCCCAAGGGAGTTTGGTATTTACGACTTGAACGAATTCCTGAATGTGTTGAGTCTGGTTGAACAACCGAATCTTCGCTTTGAGGATAATTGTGTGGTGGTCTCTGACTCCACTGGGTTGAGGGGTAATCGATACTTCTTCTCTGACATTGACATGTTGTCTGCACCTAGCAAGGACGTGGTGATGCCAGAACCGGAAGTTAAGTTTACACTAGATACTGACACCTTGAGCAGAATCAAACGTGCGGCATCTGTACTTGGACACGACTCCATTAGCATTTCACCTGACGGTGGTAGTGTGAAGTTGACAGTCGTTGATCCAGAAGATGCAACATCGAATAGTTTCTTCTCTCTGGTAGAGGGTGAGTTCCAAGAAGGGGTTGATTTTAACTTTGTCTTGAACGTGAATAACTTGAAAGTGGTGAACGAGGATTTCGAAGTAGGCATTTCGTCTAAGTTGATCTCCAACTTCAAATCAAAACAATCTGAAATTGAGTACTTTATTGCACTCGAAAAATCATCAACATTTGGAGTATAACGATGAGTAACAAAACTGAAAAAACTGAACCTGTCGTAGACGAGCGTTACGCAGTCTTGCAAGATCTTGCTAACCGTGTATCCCGTTCTACTGTCGCAGTAATCGATACTGTGGTACAACGTGGTGGGTTCAAGGGTGAAGAACTCTCGACCATTGGACAACTTCGTGATCAAGCGATTGAGGCGATCCAACTAGTCGAACAACTACAGCAGGGCGAATAACAACACGTGATTCGTGTTGTCTACAAACACTGGAAGTCTGGTAAATTGTTGGAGGTTGTCGGAGAGATGCCTCCACAATATAACAATGACATCAGTGACCGCTTTGTCGTGAAGACTACGGACGGAACTTATGAGGATATCATAAAAAAAACCGTAGTCCGTATCGAGGCGGATTCGTCCTCGTAGCTCAACAGGATAGAGCAACGGTCTTCTAAACCGTAGGTTACAGGTTCAACTCCTGTCGGGGACACCAATACCTGCCTCCGTAGTTTAACGGATAAAACATGGCGCTACGAACGCCAAACTCGTGGTTCGATTCCATGCGGGGGCACCAATTTGACATGTACTGTCTCGTTTGATATACTATACGGGACAACTTAATTATGGAGTTATTATGCAAGATGAATTTTTGTGGGTCGAGAAGTATCGTCCTCGTACAGTATCGGAGACCATACTTACCAAAGAACTGAAGGAGACCTTTCAGAAAATCGTGGATGGGGGTGAGATCCCCAACATGTTATTCTCTGGTACTGCCGGTACTGGAAAAACTACAATCGCACGTGCCATCTGTAATGAACTAGGACTTGACTATATTGTCATCAATGGTTCAGATGAACGTAACATCGAAACCCTACGTGGTAAGATCAAACAGTTTGCCTCATCAATCTCTCTCACTGGTGGTTACAAAGTAGTCATCCTTGATGAGGCAGACTACCTTAATCCTACGTCAACACAACCCGCACTCCGTGGGTTTATCGAAGAGTTCAGTAAGAACTGTCGATTCATTCTGACGTGCAACTTCAAGAACCGTATCATTGAACCCCTACACTCTCGTTGTTCTAACTACGAGTTTAACTTCAACAAGAAAATTCAGGCACAACTGTGTGGTCAGTTCATGGAGTCTGCAGGTAAGATCCTTGCAGATGAGGGTGTGAACTACAACCCTGATACCCTTGCACAAGTTATTATTCGTCACGCACCAGACTGGAGACGTGTACTCAATGAGTTACAACGTCACAGTATCTCTGGTCAATTGGAAACTACAGCAGTCATTAATGACCTTAATGATAACTATAGTATCCTCTTCAAAGCGTTGAAGGAGAAGGACTTCAAGAAGATGCGTTCTTGGGTAGTAAACAATATGGATGTGGAACCCGCATCTGTGTTCCGTGGTATATACGATATGATGATCGAGTATGTTCAACCTCAGTCTATACCCCAACTCGTATTGATCCTCGCTGATTATCAATACAAGAATGCGTTTGTTGCAGATCATGAAGTCAACCTAGTTGCATGTATGACTGAGATCATGGCAAACGTGGAGATTAAATGACGATGACCATTGATAGAAAGTTACACTGGACAACCGAACTGAGTGAGAAAGTTTTACTGGGTATCATTGGATCACTGACGATAATTGCCGCAGGACAGTACGTATATGGTATGTACGTTGACCTGACTGTAGAACTGTCGGATCTATTCATGTTGTTTATCTACGCAGAAGTATTGGGTATGGTCGGTGCGTTCTACAGTACCACACGGATTCCGGTAACACTTCCGATCATCATTGCGGTGACGGCACTGTGCAGACTTATCATCTTACATAGTAAAGAGATGGAGATGATGCAGTTACTCGCAGAAGCTGGTGCAATCGCTATCTTGTCGGGATCTGCATACTTGATGTCTCTGAAGGATAAGTTGAGTTTAGAGAAAATGAGGATGCGTGATGAATAAATGGGATACCGCACATATGGAAGCGGCAGAAGTATATGCCAATTTGTCTTCCGCAAGACGTGCACACGTAGGTTGTGTTATCGTTAAAGACAATCGCATTCAGTCAATTGGTTACAACGGTATGCCAACGGGTTGGGACAATGAGTGCGAGTTTCAAGTAAGGGCACACGAACTTGGTGTTACAGAATTGGTGACCAAGAAAGAGGTTCTTCATGCAGAAACCAATGCTATCGCAAAAGTTGCACGTAGTACAGAATCTTGCGAAGGATCTACACTATATACTACCATGGCACCCTGTATGGATTGTGCCAAATTAATTTACCAATCCGGTATTAGTCGAGTGGTATATAAGGACGATTACCCCAAAGACAATGGCGGATTAGAGTTTTTAAATAAATGCAAAATACAGGTTGACCGCCTTTGAAAGAATTACGTGAAACAGAAAATATGATGCGTCACATCATCCACAACAAATTGCGTGGAACTATGACACCCCAAGACAACGTATTGTATTTCCCACAGAACATAGACATTCGTCTGTGTCCCAAGAATGGAATCACGACACTGAAATGGGCACTGTGGCATGTCTACAAAATCAATGTGGAAGATGATCCTGAGTTTGCAGCAAACTGTGGAACCAAAGGACATAGACTGAAAGAGATTAAAGAAAAGGGAGAGTCCACGATATTGCCGTGGAGAAGTAACAC